TACAACCAGAGTGCGCGAATGCCGGACGTCATCAAGGCTGAGTGCCGATCGAGGTCGCCATGACCACCCGCGAAATTCTCGTGAAGGCGAGGGTGTTGGTTGAGAGGGGGTGGGTGCAGGGGAGATTCTCTCGAATGAAGCGCGGGAAGGAATGCTTCTGTGCTGTGGGCGCCATCTGGCGATCTGCCGGAAAGGCGCAGGCTTGTTACCGAATAGGGGCGCTGAAGGCAGTTGAAGATGAGATTCCGCAGGAGCTTCTGCTGTCCCAGTGGAACGACGCCCCCGGCCGCACGCAAGCCGAAGTCCTCGCAGCGTTCGACAAGGCGATTCAGGCGGAGGGTGGGGAATGAACGAGCCATTGACGTGGGGGCAGGTTGCTTTTGCGGCATTCGTTGGATGCTGGGCGCACGACTCGGTAATGCGCGCCATTCGTGCGTGCGCCGGTCTTCTGACCGACTGGCAGGAACAAAAGGCGGTGCGCAAGTGACTCTCACCGAAGCGCTGTACTTCCTCGACACCAACACCCGGGTGCAGTGCCCCGAAATCTCCGCACAGCAGGCGCGGGAGTTGGCGGAGCTGTTGAGGTCCGAACACGCCGATCTCGACAAGTACCGGTATCTCTATTCCGAGGCGCCAGAGCAAGACGAGGTTGACCACCATCGACTTCGCGCGGAGGAACTCACGCGCGAGTCGCTGTCGCTTCGGAAAGAGCGCGACGAAGCCAGGGCGGAGGTGGAGAGGTTGAAACAACCAGTCATGCACTGCTCCGCCTGCAACTCGCTCATGCACTCGACCCGAAATCACCCAACAAGCGACGTCGAGGTCGACGCCTCCGACTACGAGAGGCCGGGGAAAGCGAACCCATGACCCTTGGCCCCCTGCTGTTTTGCATGTAGGTTGCAAATGCAATCCAATACACAACAGCAGGGCGGGAGAATCGAATGACCGGCGCACTCATCGCGACAGTGGTGTTTCTGGCAAGGATGATCGCCGCCCTCTCCGCCGTCGCTCTCGTGACCCTTGTCGGTTCCGTCGCCATTCGTCGGAAGCCGAAACCGGTCGAGTCGAAACCGAAGCCCGCACCTGTCGTCTGGTACTCGTACCTCCCGAACGCGCTCCGCTCCGGCGAGCGAGTCAACATCGTTCGGTATTGGGACGAGGCCACGAAGTCGAGCTGCGAAACGCGCACCATTCCGCCCGACTGGCCCGTCGTTGATGTGGCTGGCGCAGCGGAACACATGAAGGCCATTCGACGGGAGGGGGATGCTTGAGCCGCTACACTGACGCCCAACGGAAAGAGGACGCAGTCCACGGGATGATTGAGCGGGCCAAGGTGCGTTTGCGTCGAATGCAGATGGTGCTGACGGCCTACACCAACAACCAGACCGACGAGGCCACGGCGAGGGCGCTCGAGGTGTCTCACTCAACCATCGTGAGGGACCGCGCCTATCTCGGGTTGCGAAAGCAAAGCCTGCACCTTGCGTTGGTAGAGAGGCAGTATGAAGATTGCTAACAATGGAGTGCAAATGCATAAGCCGTCGAAATCACAGGAGTGGCCATGAAAGCCGAAGAGCGACGAATCGAGTGGATGGCGCTGGGCGACGTGAAGCAGGCGCCGTCGAATCCGAAGGACCACGATATCGGAGAAATCTGCGTCTCCATCGGGCGCCGTGGCTTCGTCGAGCTGCCTGCCATCGACGAGCGGACCGGGCGTCTGGTGGCTGGCCATGGGCGTCTCGAGGCGCTGCAGAAGATGCAGGCCGACAAGGCGCCGTTGCCGGGTGGGTTGCGGGAGGAGGGCGGCAAGTGGTTGATGCCGGTCGTCCGGGGCTGGGCGTCGAAGAACGACGCGGATGCGGCGGCGTATCTCGTGGCGTCGAATCGGCTGACTGAGGTGGGTGGGTGGAACGAGGAAGCGCTTCGTGCGCTGATGGCGGAGATTGCGCTGACGGCGCCGGAGGAGATTGCGGGCTCCGGGTACGACCAGCAGGACATCGACAAGTTTATCAACGAGATGAACAGCGCGGTGGGGGATATTGCGTCAGACGACATTCCGGAGTCTGCGCCAGCCATTTCAAAAAAGGGCGATGTATGGCAGCTTGGGGGTCATCGGCTGATGTGCGGAAGCTGCACTAATGCCGCCGACGTTGGTCGCTTGATGTCTGGGGCTGTTGCTGACATGTGCTTTACGTCGCCACCATATGCGCTGGGGGATGTTCATCTGCGCGCTGGGGATATGTCGCCGGTCTATTTAGAGTACGTTGATTCGCCGGAGAACTGGCCGAAGATGATGCGTGAATGGTTTGAGGTTTCGCGAATCGCGGTTGTGGGTCCTCTTGTGATTAATCTTCAGATGTTGAGCGGGAATAAAATGGCGATGGCGGAGTGGCTTGGGCTGAATAGTTCGCGACTAAAAGACGTTGCTGTCTGGGATAAAGGCCATGCACAGCCATCAATGGAGCCAGGGGTTCTTAATTCGCAGTTTGAGTTTCTATTCATCATGGGTTCAGGCGACGACGCCACCAGGAAGATAAAACAAGCATCATGGCGCGGGACGCAGGCGAATGTGATTCAGATCAGCGCGCACAGCGAAAGATTTAGCGAGCACGGAGCGTCAATGCCTATTGCGCTGGCGCAGTGGGTCATAGGCCAGCTCTGTGACTTAGTTAAAACCGTTTACGAGCCATTCGCCGGAACCGGCACAACAATCTGCGCAGCAGAATCACTGGGCAGGACGTGCTATGCAATGGAATTAACGCCGCGCTATGTTGATATCTGCATCACGCGCTGGGAGAAGATGACTGGTCGCAAGGCGGTGAAACTCTGATGGCTGGCAATCCAAATTGGGTGAAAGGCGGCGCATCGCCGAACCCATCAGGACGCAAGCGCCTCACGGAGGCCGAAGAGGTCGCCATCAAACTACGCGCGGAGCTCCAGCCTGCGCTGGTAAAGACGCTCGCCAACATCGCGATGAATGAGAAGGCGGCGAATAGCGACCGCATCACGGCATGCAAGGCGCTGCTGCTCGAGACGCCGAAAGACTTCGGGCAGGTCACGGTGGCCCTGGCGAACCCAGACGGAAGCGGCATCGACTTCTCGAAGGTTTCAGCCGACGAGGCGAAGCTGGTGCGCGATGTCTTGCGGAAGCTGAATCGAGAAAAAGAAGAGGAATGAGCGCGATTCCGCCACTCGACGTGTGGGAGGAGGAGTGCGCCAAGAAGTCGCTTCAGGAGTTCGTCCCATTCGCCTCCCAGGCGTACAGGCCACCAAAGCACCTGGAGCGGCTGACCTCCGAGATCGAGGCAGCCGCCCGAGGCGAGTCGAGGCATGTCGTTTGCGATGCGCCTCCGCGTCATGCGAAGTCGGAAACGATTCTTCATGCGATTGTCTGGCTGCTCTGGCTCAACCCGACGCTGCGCGTCTCGTATTCGACCTATGGTGCTCGGTTCGCCCGCAAGCAGTCACGCAAGGCGATGGCGATCGCCAAGCGAATTGGCATCCAATTCAAATCGTCGTCGCTCGACGAGTGGGTAACTGAAGCCGGGGGCGGATGTATATGGGGAGGCGTAGGCGGACCACTTATCGGCATGGGCGTGGATATTGCCTTCGTCGACGACGCATTCAAGAACCGCATCGAGGCAGAGTCCGCCCTTTGGCGTGGGCGTGTTTGGGATTGGTTCCGAGACGTTCTCTCCACGCGCATCGAGGGCGGCGGCATCGACCCCAGCGAGCGAGCAACATCCGTTAAGGAGGCGGGGACGGGGTCCATCTTTGTCTTTATGACGCGATGGCACCCGGATGACCTGATCGGCCGCCTCCTCAAGGAGGGTGGATGGACACACCTGCATTTCCCTGCAATCTCGGACGCAAATCAGGCGCTCTGGCCGGAGCGGTGGACACTTGAGACACTGGAGAAGCGGCGGACAAACGTCGGCCTGTACACGTGGGCATCGCAGTACCAGGGCGAGCCCCGGCCTCGAGGCGGGCAAGTCTTCTCGGGTGTCACCACCTACGACCGACTGCCGTCCAATGGCGTCGATGCATTCGGCCTCGACCTCTCCTACTCGGCAAAGACGAGTTCTGACTTCTCGGTCGCGGTACGAATGCGGCGATGCAACGTCGGCACAGTTCAGAGACCCGAGCTTCACTACTTCGTGACGCACGCCGAAATCAGGCAACTGAGCGCGCCCCAATTTAAGGAGGTCTGCGTCGAGCTGGCGAAGGAAGCGCCGAACGCAATGTGGCGCTGGTACTTCGCAGGCCCCGAGAAAGGCTCTGCTGACTTCTTCCGCCCCGGCGTAGACCTCGGCGTCAACCTCAAAGAACTCCCGGCGAGGGCCGACAAGTTCACCCGCGCCATCGCTTGCGCTGCCGCATGGAATCGTGGGCATGTGCTGGTGCCCATCAAGGCGCCATGGCTGGACCGATTCGTCTCAGAGATTGCCGGATTCACGGGCGTGGCTGACGCGCACGACGACGTGGTCGACGCGCTTGTCGCCGCATTCGACGAACTCGCCACCAGCGCGCCGCAGGGCGTGTCGGTCGATGTGGTGACGGCGGACAGGCAGTCGGAATACCAAGCGCTCCAGATGTGAAGTTGTCGGTGTGGACCGTGACAAAGTCGCAGGGCCACCGTCCGCTTCGTGGCGATTCGATGGCCGTGGCAGCGCGCTGAGCAGCCGACGAAGACCGTCGTGGCGCTCGGCTTGCCCGAGAACGCAACGGTTGCCGAAGGCGTCGTCGGCACCTCAAACATGGGCGGGCAGCTCCGGGTTGAAGACAACTCGAAGCTGACGCACGTCGGCGCGTTCGGCTCCAACTCTGGAACGCCGCTCGGTGAGTGGTCCCGCATCGGCAACACGAATCCCTTCGTCGCGATGGCCCTGGGCTTTGTCCTCGGCCCGCTCGGTGACGCCTCGTGGGACGTGAAGCCCGACGAGAACGTTGCCGACGGCCAGAAGCACGCCGATTTCGTCAAGTGGGCGCTGACGAATCACCTCGCGACGCCTGTGAATGCATTCGCGATGGCAGCGATGCGCGGCGCGTTGCTTCAGGGCTTCTCTCTCTTCGAGAAAGTCTACGACGTGGTGTCATGCAAGATGCTCGGCGGCGGTCAGGCCATCGTCATCAAGCGCCTCGCTGAGCGGTTGCCCTCGTCCATCAAGGTCAACGGTTGGCTTGAGGGTGAGACGAACGACCTCGAGGCCATCGGTCAGCTTGGCCCGTCAAACGATGGGTCGATGCGGTTCCGTGATGTCACGTTGCCTGCTGACAAGGTGTTGCTCTTTTCGTGGCAGCGCGTCGGCAACAACTACCAGGGCGTCTCGGCTTTCCGGCCTGTCTACGCGGAGATTCTGGTTCAGGAGATGCTGCGCCGGCTGATTGGCGTCTCACTTCAGCGCGAAGGCGCCGGCGTCCCGATTGCGTACACCGAAGACCGCGCCAACGCGCTCGCGCCGAACGACCTGAAACAGATTCAGCAGTTCTTGGCCAACCTCGTGATGCATGAGGCGGCGTCCGCCGTGCTGCCTGCTGGCTGGAAGATGGATTGGGTTTACAGCCCCGGCGCCAACAAAGGCCACGTCGTCGACACGCTGAACGCGCTCGGCCTCACGATTCTCCAGCAGCTTCAGGCGCAACAGATGGTGCTCGGCACCAACGAGACCGGCTCTCGCGCTGTCGGCTCGATTCACGCCAGTGCTGCCGACACGCAAGTGAAGCGGATCGGTGCGGCGTTTGAGGGCGTCCTCAATGGTTCGGGCGGGCGCGCATACGAGGGGCTGATTCGACACCTCGTCGAGCTGAATTTCGGACCGCAGGACGGTTACCCGAAGTTCTGCCTCTCGTTCGCCAAGCCCCAGACATCGCCGCTTGAGCGCGCTCAGGCCCTTGCCGCCGCTGTCGGCGCCGGCGCCATCACCATCACGCACGACATCGAGAACGAGCTTCGCGAGGACCTCGGCTTTGCGCCTATCGACGAGGACGAGCGCGACGCCATCCACGAAGACAAGGCAGCGAAGGCGCTCGAGATTGCTCGCGCCGCACCTGCCAACGAAAATGAAGCGCCGCCCAGCAACGCAAAGAAGCCACCCTTCAAAGAAAAATTGAAGGCTTCCGCGTTCGTCGCAGGGCGCCCGCTTCGTCCAAACGAGTTGCACCTTTCCACGCAGGCCATTGCTGACTTCCTCGACACGGCGCGCGAGCGCTTCGAGACGGCACTGCGGCCTGAAGTGGTGAAGATGCTGGTGAAGGTCATTCCCGAGATTCACGCGGCGATGGCTGACGGAGACCCCTCCGAAATCAGCTCGGTGAAGCTCGACACGAAGGCCGTCGCCGGCATCGTCGAGGACTTCCTTCGCTCGTCACGCTCCGAGGGTGCCCGTCAGGTGCATTCGGAGATTGCCAAGGCGAAGAGTTCGCGCCGCCTGACTGCCGCGTCTGGTGACGAGAAGGACCCGCCGCCGACCGACACCGAGTTCGACGACTCCGACGAGAAGGTACTTCAGGCCCAGAAGACCTCACTCGTGAAGCGCATCACCCAGCGCCTTGAGCACGACCTCGAGACTGAGGCAATCGACGCGGTTCGGACTGGTTCTGGAGCGAGCGAAGTCGTCTCCCGCACCGTGATGCGCCAGCTTGAGTCAAAGGCGCTCCGCACTGACGCGGGAATCATCGTCACGCGCGCGTGGAACCTCGGGCGAGACGAGGCCGCGAAGAAGCTCGGCGCAACCGAGGTTGAGTACTCGGCAATCATGGACAGCGCCACCTGTGGGCCGTGTGCGTCCATGGATGGGCGTACCGCCAAGGTGAACAGCGCTGAGCACGACGCGATGCTGCCACCCAACCGGGATTGCGAGGGCGGCGGGAATTGCCGGTGCTGCCTTGTCTACATCCCCGGTGCACCAGGAGAAGACGATGAAGGTTGAACGCCTCTACGCAAGCGAGGGGCGTCGCCTTGTCGCTGACGCCAAGTGGAACCCTCTGTTTCCCGAGGGGGAATGGGTCCATCACACGGGCGGGAAACAGGCCTACACGCCCGAACTAGTCGCCGAGTTTATCGCGAATTGGGAGGCGGCTGGCCGGCCCGCTCTCCCGGTGACGCTTGGGCATGTGCCCGATGACTTGCCTTTCGCCGACCGAGAAGAGGCGGCCAAGGCGAAGGGCTGGATTGAGAACCTTCGCGCCTCTGATGGCGGCGGCCTCGCGATTGAAGCGGCCATCAAATGGAACGACGCAGGCAAGGCGCTGATCGACGCCGACGAGGTCCGCTACATCTCCCCCGAGTGGTCGATGAAGCACATCGACCGCCGCAGCGGAAAGGTGGGCGGCGCTTGGATTTACGGCGCGGCCCTCACCAACAACCCCTTCTTCAACTCGATGCCGCGTGTGGCGGCGTCTGACGCACCCATTCCCACACATCAACCAAACCCCACGGCCTCACCGGCCAAGGAGCAACACGTGAACATCAGTCCCCTGATGCGTGCGCGTCTCGGCTTGGCCGAAGGCGCGACCGCTGAAGATGTGTCCGCAGCATTCGAGAAGTTTATCGCCTCGCAGGAGTCGGAGAAGCTGACCGCCGCCGCGCAGAGCACCAAGCTGACCGCACTGGCGGCCACCGTTGACGCGCTGAAGGCGTCCAACGAGGCGCTCGTGAAGCAGCTCGACACCGAGAAGGCCACCCGTGAAGCGACGGAGCTGAAGGCGGTTCTCGACGCCGCCCAGCGCGAAGGCAAGGCGATGCCGGACACCCTCCGCGCGTCGATGGCCGACTACGCGAAGGCCGCAGGAATCGAGGGCGTGAAGACGCTCGTCGCCTCCCTGCCGGTCGCCGCGAAGGGCATCGGAAAGGAACTCGGCATCGGCGGCGACGAGAACGTCAACCACTCCAAGCTGTGGGCCGCCGCGAAGGCGGACCTCGTGAAGGGCGGAATGAAGGGCTCCGAGGCCCACATGCAACTGATTCGCACCAACCCGGACCTCGCCCGCAAGGCCGGCGTCCTCACCAACACCATCAAGGAGGGCTAACCAATGACTGCAAATTTCCTCGGCTCACCCGTTTCCCGCATGAGTTTCATCGCGGGCGCGGCCATTACCGCCAATCAGCTCGTGAAGCTGAGCGGCTCCACTGAAGGCACCGTCGTCAAGACGACTGCCATCACCGACGACGTTCTCGGCGTGGCGCTTCAGACGGTTGCGTCTGGTGAGCGCGTCGAGGTCGAGTGTGGGAACGGCGCGTTTGTTCGCGTCATCATCTCTGCGGCTGGCAGCATCAACGCCAATGCCGAAGTGATGCCAGATGGAACCACCAACGGGGCCGTTGCTGTCGCTGCTGGTGCGACTGCGAAGTCCTGCGGGTTTCTCATCAACGCCGGCGGCGCTGGCGAAACCGTCACCATGCTCCTTCGGTTGTCCGCGAAGGGCCCGGCCAACAGCTAACCCAAGGAGAAACCACCATGCCCTACAATCGCTCAGCATTTGTCACCAACAGCCCGCAGCAGGACGTTTGCTTCGACTTCATGACGGAGCAGACGGACTACGTCGCGGACAGCATTTTCACCCCGAAGCCCGTCAGCAAGACCGATACGAAGGTGTATCAGGCTGACACGTCGAAGCTCCGCCTCGTCGATTCGCGCAGCAAGACGAATTCACAGGCGAAGCTCATCGACGAGCAGCTGTTCTCGCGCAACGTCACGCTCGCTGAATACAAGCTGGGGAAGGAAATCAACCCCCGCGACGTTCGCGACGCTGACATCCCGGCGATGTTGGACGAGGCGCGCGCGATGCGCATCGTTACCAACAACCTCCTGATGTACCGGGAGTCGGAAGCCGCCACGCTGGCCACCACCAGCAGCAACTACCCCTCCTCGCTGTACCAGTCGCTTTCGGCTGGTTCGCGCTGGGTTGACACTGGCGACCCCGAAGCGCAGAAGCAGACCGCCGACAGCGCCGTGCAGCTCATGAGCGGCATCAAGCGCATGAACGCGGTTCTCTTCGACGTGTCCGTGAAGCGCGCGCTGCGCTCGAACCGCGTCTTCATCGACCGTGTGAAGTACACGAGCGGCGCCCCCATCACCATGGACCAGCTGAAGCAGTTCTTCGATGTGGACTACGTCTTCATCGCGGGCAACAGCTACGACTCGGCCAACGAAGGCGGGACGCGTACCGTCACGTCGCCCTGGGGCAAGAACGCCATCTTCTTCCAGTACGACCCGTCGAGCAGCCTCGAGGACGTGAGCTTCGGCCACATGTACCTCGCGAACTCGCCGTTCTTCGTGAACTCCCGCATTGACGAGTCGCGCATCGGCGCCGCTGGTCCGATGAAAATCGTCACCGTGGGCACCGAGTACAAGCTGGACATGGGCTACGTCGAGTCGTCCACCTCGACGAAGTTCGCTGCCGGCTACCTGCTCGCCAACGTCATCAGCTGAGGAGCCGACAATGCCTAAGTTCATCGTGCAGAAGGGCGCGCGCATTCTGGCGCCCAACCCGGAAGAGGGACCGGCACACAAAACCCACGTCGAGGGAGATTCAATCGAACTCAACGAAAAGGACGCTGCTCTGTTCATCAAGCAGGGTCAGGTTCTCAGCGTGGCGGATCATGCCGCTGCACTGAAGGCCGACGCGGAGGCCAAGAAGGCGGCTGCTGCGGAGTCTCTCAAGGCGGCGGCTGCTGCGGCCAAGGCGGCCGAAGCGGAAATCGCGGCTCTCGAGAAAGAGGCCGGAACCAAAAAGGGGGCAAAATGAAGAAGCTCAACGTGAAGACCTGGGCGCTTGTTGCTCTGGTGGTTTCGGGCGTCGCATTCGCGGCGGCCGGCACCATCGGCAGCATCGACCAGATGGCAAGGTGGATGAAGGGCGGGCAGTACGTCGGAAGCACGGCGTCCTCTGCCAACTTCGTCTCCAAGTCGCTGGGCGGCTCGCTGACGTTCGTGTTTCCCGCTGATGGTGGTCCGCAGGATTCGCCTGCAATTACCGTCACGGGCGCGAGCATCGGCGACCCCTGCTTCGTGGGCGCACAGCCTCACGTGGTGGCGGGCGTCATCACTCAGTTCGGCTGCTACGTGAGCGCGGCCGACACGGTGAAAATCCACCAGGCGCCGGGAACGTCGACCGCCGCGTCGATTGCGGACGCTGGCTTCTACGTGCGGGTCATCAGCAGCCAGTGAAAGGGAGGGAGTGATGGCGATTGAAACTTTTGGCGTCAGCGTCGACAGCGTCCGTCGCCATCACTTCCCGCAGTTTGATGCATTCTCGGCCAACACCACGCCGAGCAGCACCACTGTTGACGAAATGCTGGACGAGGAGGGCGGGCTGCTGACGGGTCGCCTGTATCTCCAGAACGTTGCAGCCTCCTCGATTGAGGCCGATTCGCCTGCCTATGCGCAGTGCTCTCTGATTCTCCGCAAGATGGTCGCCCTTCGCGTGCTGAAGGTGATGACCGGCCAGTCTCCTGAATTGGCTGTGTCCTGGGCCGCTGAAATCGAGGCTTGGTTCAATAACCTGAAGGTGTACGGCGCGGGATTCCTCGGCGACGCCTCGCTTGAAACTGGCGACGTTCCTGCGACTGGACCTGTCACTCACATCAACATGCTGGGCCTGACGCTGCCGGATCCACTCGACGCCTCGAGCCTGACTCCCTTCCTGCGAAAGGACGACGACTTGTGAGCGTTCTCGGACTCTCCATCGAGTACGGCATCGGCTCCGGTGATGCGGCGTCCGTCCAGACGTTCGCGGCGGGGCTGGAGCGGCTTGGCTCGGAACTGTCCGACTTCGGCAAATGGGTATTTCCGCGCATTGGCTCGCTCTTCGAGAAGACCATCGACCGCCAATTTCAAGGGCGTGGCGTGGGGCCTGTCTCTGGCGCATGGGCCACGCTTTCGCCGAAATACGAGAAGTGGAAGTCCGTACACTTCGCGGGCCAAGGGATTCTTGAGCGCACTGGGCGCTTGCGTTCGGCGCTGACCTCGAACGGCACGAATGCCCTCCGCGAGTACAACGCGACGACGATGGTTTTCGGAACCGTCATGGTTCCCTATGCCAGCTTTCACCAGACGGGAACGCGGGCCATGCCGGCGCGTCCTGAATTCGATTTCGACTCTGGGTTTGAGACGGAGCTCACCAAGGCGATGCAGGCGGGCCTGATTGAGGCGGCGCGCGGACAGAACATCGAGGTGACGCCGTGACCGTGAATGTGACGCCCATCACGATTCAGGTCTTCGACGGCGCTGGGGAGCCAAACCCCAACGTCACGCCTGAAATCCTCCTGTACCTCGACCGCGACGGCAACGCGCGTGACGCGCCTGCGGTCATGCCTGCGGGCACCGGCACAGGGGCATGGGTGGCCACGCCCAGCTACGACGACGCCGAGACGGGCTGCGTCGCCCTCATTGACGGCGGCGCCGGCGTGTACCCCCGTTACCGGGCCGAGGCCGTCTACCTCGCCGACAACAGCAACCAATTTTGGGCATGGGTGCTCGTCGACGCGCAGAATGTTCTGTGGACCGGCGCCGCCCCTACCTTTGACCTGTACGTGTCGGTGGCAGGACTGACGCGAACTGCGCCCGACATCACCGCCCTGACGACGTACCTCTTCTGTGCCACGCCGACCGAGGCCGACATTGCGACTGGCATCGTGATGCGCGTGTTGAGCCCCACAGGCGCACAGGACCCGGTCTACGTGGGTGCCACCGAGGCGCTCAACTACCCGCATGTGAACGTCCCGGCCACGCCCGGGCTTTCGCCCGAGGGGTTGGCGATCTCCGCCCTCCGTGAGTACCTGCTCCAGACACTCCCGGCGAAGTGCGACCAGCTGAACATCGCGCGGGCGGCAGAACTCAAGACGCCGGGAATCGGGCCCTTTACCATCGCCGCAGGCACCTCCATCAACCTCAGCACCGTCTCGCGTGGGGCGGCTGTTGTGAATGTGCCGATCACCACCGGCACCCGGA